TTTAACATCTGATGAAACTCGTTTCAATGCTCTACGACGATGTGACAGGGGTACTGATGCAATGCATCTCGCGAATACCCCTGTCGTATCGCCGGAAAGCAAAAACCCCGCGATTGCGGGGTTTCTGATGATGCCTTTACGTCCCCTTCCCGGCGCTTATCTCCGGCACTCGCAGGATATGCGGTGGCAGCTCTTTAAGGAGGAATTTGTATCTTACTAACCGGCTATTTCCAGAGCAACCTGGAGACAGATACATAAACTCAGATTCGATAAAGTGATCACAAATATTATTTATGCTGAGCTACTTTCTAGACAGCCCCTCAACGAAAAAACTGGAGATAGCGTGTAGCAGATGGAACCCTGTCAGGATATCGATTTGTACAACAACCAACAGGGCAATTAATAACGGCTGGGCGGCTTTTAGGGTGAACATATGATTCTCCTCTGTATTAGAGGTTAGATTATCTCACCCGCTTCATCTGGTTTTTCCCGATTAGCAGACGTTTTCCCTCAAAAATTTGCCAGAACGCCACGTCCATAAAAGTAACTTTTGATACATGTGGTAAACAAAAAACCCGCCTTTGTGAGCGGGTTTCTTTTAGCTTTGCTGCTCAGTTCGCTTTAACGTCCCGAGCCTAACACAATTCAAGCATTTTCTGCGCAAGAGTTCAAGTAAAATTTGTCGCCATTTGTGCCGAAAGTATCACACATTGGCGCATAAAGCATCGATTCTGCAAGATTTAGCCAAACATCAATCCTGCTCTCACACGTTCTCAGACACCATTCCGGGTGTTTTTCGTTAAGGTCACGAGCCATAGCCTTTTTGCTGAGCCTCTTGATATACCTGTCTTCTATAAGTGCATACAGGCTCTTGTATCCTGAGCGAACCAGTATTTCTCCGAGTACTGAATTGATGGTCAACGCCTCTTCATCAGTACAAAACGCCAGGCCACTTTTGTTTTTACCGCTGAGGATCTCTTTTAAAAACGCTTCTAACTCAGGTTTGGTAATGCCTGATTTCTTCATGCGGCGTAAAGCATCGTTGATAGCGGTTTTGGTAATTTTCCCGGATGCCAGTAGCTGGTTAAACATATTCCCTCCACTGCCGCCGCCGATATAGGACCAGCGCCCCCACATACGCAGTTTTCCCTGTATCCAGATACTTTCCAGAGTGCGGAGGCGAACCATTTCACCTGATTTACCAACTTCAGAAGGGTTAATCATTCTTCCACCTCATTTTTCATTTTCTGCTGGTCAGCGGCAAACAGTGCCAGTGTCATAAATGCGCGGCCCTTAGCTTCAAGCTCACTTCGATTGATGTAACTAAGTCGCTCGCCACGCCAGTTCTTATCAAAAACAACAATGGCGCCGGCGAAGAATGCGCTGGTCGGCCTTTGCTTTTCGTCGGCAGGCTTAAACCAGACAGGTAGATCGAAACCAATTCGACCGCGGATAAGGCAAACATGATCCGCATTTTCCGGCCACCATGTTTCGCTCGTTGCTGATTTGACCAGGAAAACATAGCGGCCGCCCTTCTCGCGTTGCGCAGCTGCGTAGTTCATGATGTGAGTCATGCCTGTAATGGCCTGCTTTTCGTGGTACTGAGAGCGGCTATATGGAGGATTTCCGAATGCTGCGCCGCCGAGTTCTGCCAGGCGACCAGACCAGTCTTGCGTCAGCGCGTTATCTTCAGCGGTGTACCAGGTGGGGCATTTTGCATTGCTGTCATCAGCGAACAGGTCAAGAACCAACGGACCAAACATCGCATTGATACCCCAGAAAAGCGGGTCCGGAGTTCGCCACTGGTCGCCAACCTCTTTTAAATAATGGGATGGCGCTACGCGTTTAGCAGCCAGGAATTCGCAGTAGGTATTAGTCATGCGGCCTCCTGTGCTTTTTTCAGCGCGCGCAAGTCGGCGTATGCCTGAATGCGGATGGCTTCCAGTTCTTCGATGGTCCAGCGGTGAATCCGGTTGTCGTTATCCAACTCCTGAACAGCAGCTTCACCAGCTTTCTCCACCAGCCCGACACGGTAGGCGACGATGTTTCCTGATTTACCGACGTTGCAGTCATCGCACTGGAGATTGATATTGATGCGGGTAAACCGCAGGTGGGAGGCTTTGGCGACGGTCCGGTAATGGCCGGCGTGCCAGACAGCAGCAGAGTGAGTACCGCATGAAATGCATCCTTCGCCATTAGCAAGGGCTGTTTCACGGCAAAGGGTGTTCACAACCCGCTCGGTTACTTCCAGCCAGTGGCTGAGAGGTTTTTCAACCGTCGTTGGTTCAGGGCGAATATGGTGAACGGGTTTATTTTTTAACCTGTTTTGTGCCTTAACCTTTTGTTTCTCGCGCTGATAAGCAAGGTACTGGCTCTTATGCTCTTCACAGCACCAGTAAACATTAGAATAGGTAAGGTTAAACCAGGCACCGCAACCGGGTGCTTTGCATCTGCGACGGGGGTCTCTCATATCGCACCGCCTGGGCGCGACAGACAAACAGAAACACCGCGCACAAAGGCACGGCGTAGAATGGCGTTGCTGCGTTTTTGCGTCATCACTTTACTCCGGTGATGGCGCGATAGGTTCGGTGTTCAGCCGAGATGATTAGTATAAATCAGCTTTTCTTCTTCCGGAAGAAGCTTTTGCATTGCTTGTGAGATTCCTTGGTAATTATGATTTCCCCATCCTCCAGTGGGGTAAGAACAAAATCCCCCCCAGGCAGACTATCAATGACATAACGCCCCAGAATGCGAATTGCTTCAATGATCTCTTTCTCACTCATTAGTTAGCACCTTGTGAATATTCCATAAATAGTGGTTTTTGCTTTTCCTGTACAGGGATGGCTAAAAATGAACTCGCGACGTTCTGGAATACAATGACATATTTAGATCGTCCATCAAGACCCTATTTTCACGGACAAAATAGAATGACAACAAAAATACAAACAACAATAAATTCAATACATTACAAAAAAGGATTGAATATAAAAAAGTCATTCACACTTTTTCTCTGGTGCAACCCCCTATTTCACTCAGCCAGAAGAATTCAGCCAATTTCAGAATTTAATTAACTGCATGTAAAATGGAGTAGCAGAAAACACTAGCACGACAAAGAATGCACATTTTGTGTAGTGTGCAACCCCCTATTTACCAGTCCATAAAGGGAGATACCCATCGGCGGACGACAACCGCCAGATCGGTTTAGTCAGAAGAGTTACCGTTTGGTGTTCTACATCAACCATTTCGATACTGCGCAGACCAGACGCACATGAAAAACGTATGCTCACAGACAAAAAAAAGCCCTCTCCGTAGAGAAGGCTTTTCAATTTATAGCTCGGAAAACAGATTTGACAACGCAGTAGGCAAGTCCACAAACCTGGGACATCGTACATCCAGCGAAAATCTTCAAGACTTCGTCAGATAAACTCAAAAAACCAAGCCCGACACAGACAAATACTGCATTTACAGCAACAACCTGAACAATCAACAAGATCAGTAAGGTTATTGCATACAAATCTTTGATCCATAGTTTTCTAGATAACTTGTGCGCCATGTGTCCCCACTTGGCGCCGGAAAGTCGTGTCAGTTGTTCAGGCTGACGAACGAATTATGACTGGTTTTTATCAATATTGCAAAATGAGCATAGGTCAGAAGTTTCTGCTTTAGTCATTGTACCGGATCATTGCCGTTCTAACGCTATTTTCTGTCGTGAGAGACTAGATGCCTTTTTAACAGTAACAGCAATTCTGAATTAGCCAAAAAAACGATGAAATTGGCTTGATTGCATAAGATAAGAGCAAGCAAGGTTGGTTGAATACGGGGCGCATTAGTTATCTGCACGACAGCACAGATAGTTCCATTCCCCCTCCTCAACAATACGCCGCTATACATTACCTTTAAACCTTTCCAATATAAATCACAAGGCCATTGCAATAAGTGTCATAAATTAACCCCCATCTTTAATTAGCGGAAGCGGATTATTCATAATCCATCTCATTACCTCCTCAAGATGGAAAGAAAGTCCAACAAACGCAATAATACTTAAAAAAACAGCCAAATATATAAGTAGTTTTTTTGCTTTAACATATGACTCCTCCCCTTTTTTGACCACTTTCCACTCGGCACTCAAAATTAGGGAAGAGTTAAAATAAATATCCTTGGATAGTTTATCAGCAAGTGTCAAGTCTTTTGTAGTATTAAGTTTATCAAGTAAATCATTGAGTTTGTTTTCAGGTGTTTTTCTTCGACTGATGTCAGAGTTCAATCTTAACTTGACTCTCCCCTTATATCTCTCCATTTCATTTTGTGCATCTAGCAAGATTTGATCATACCACTGTGCTTTATCTCTATATGCTTGAGCCAACGACTCACCATCCAGTTGGACTTGAGCAATTTGATTATGACTTTCATAAAGTTTGTTGTTATAAGTCCATTTTTTATATGCCTCTATCAAATATGAAATATCTTCTCTAAATTCATTTATCCATGCCTGTCTGAATTCTGAAACTTTATTTTCCTTTGTAATTATCATGCCAATGAAAGCTATAAACCCCGCTATCATTGCAGCAATTATAGGCCCCCAAGGATTCACTTTGCATTCTCCATTAATGTACGTGTAGCAATCAGTATATCTTTAAAAGTTTTATAAGGATACACGATTATGCCATCAGGACACTATTGAACTAATATTATATTCTTAGAACAGTTCGTCTTAGCTATATCCGTTTGTTTGCTGGTCATTGGTTGGCTCCTTCTGCCTGGTATTTTTCGAACCAGAACACAACAGGCTTTGCGACGATTTCAACGAGGCCGAAACGTTCAGCTGTACGGAAATTCACACTGCTCTTTCTCCCCCGCTCAACCTGTAGAGAGATTTGTTTTCTGAACATCTCCAGCGAGTAAGAGGTTTTGAACAGGTTGCAGGGAGCGCATGCCGGATACTGATTTTCCAAAGTGTCGGCGTAGATATTCCGTACCTCTCCAGTAGCTTTAAGCTTGAAAATTCCTTTTTCGGCGGCCTTCATATCCTGCTCAGAGATTCTCGCCACAGGCTGTACGTGGTCGGCGTGCCAGCCCTTTTCAGGGAGCTCGCACCCGCAGTAAGCGCAGCGTCCGCCAAACTTCATGCGCAGCTCTGCGCGCTGTTTTTTGGTCAGTGCCATTACTCAGCCTCCCACTTGATGCCAGCGTCTGCCAAGGCTTCCTTGTCAGCTTTACCGCGAGCATTCCAACCTTCGTCAAACCACGCAACGGCATCATCTTCTGGCGACTCTGATTCTGCCGCGTTATCATCTGGCAGCTTCACGGTGACGGTGCGGGACTCCAACTCGGCGATGCGCTGGCGCAGTGCCTCTAACTCGCCATCAGCCTCAATCAACTGAGCGCGAAGCTCCGGGGCTTTGTCGTCAGCATGGCGGCGCAACTGGGTAACCTCGTCAAGCAGGGCGCACGCGATATTCCCCTGCTGAGTTGCGGATGCCTGCGCCTTCTCCAGTGCCTCTACCAGCGCGAGGATGTTGGCAGGGCGGCAAAGGGCAATAAATCGAGCAAGTTTCTCGTTATCGACTTTATTTCCTGACCAGTCAGCAATTGACACTTCAATGAATGGCGTAAGGTTACCGTCATCGTCATTTGCTCCTACCCAGCAGGTTTCGTCGTCATGGGAAACAATCCAGTTTCGCGAATATCCACTGCTTATTGGCTCTGCTGCCGCTTTCAGGCTCTGCGACAGTTCGGTGATATCAGTCATCAGAATTATCCTCGCAGCAATGGTGGGCACCATCCGGGTCTGTGCTTTTGAAGCCGCAGACATCGCATTCAATTTCGTCATGGAATTGCGCTTTCTCTTCGCATTCGTGACTTTCCGGATCGTCGGCTTTGTAATGGCCGCCGCATAAGGCGCAACGAACTTCAGAAACGTTATCGTAATTCGTGGTCCCGGTAATCATTTGTCGGTCCCCGCGCGCAGCTGCTGTGCAAATTTTCGCGCATCGTCCACGCTAATATCCGCATGCATTTCTTTAGCGAATAATTCCACCCCATCAGCCTTAATCCCGGCCAGATAAGCGGAGGTGGCATGGGTTTCCGGCATCACCTCTTCCGCAGGCGAGTAATAGTCCGACATATCACCCGTCCAGGTTCCGTCGAACACGTAGCAACGTGTGGTAATGAAATTTAGCAGCCCAACGTTGTCCGCCGCCAGTTGGTCACGTTCGGCACGTAATTTCTCCACCTTAGTGACCAACTCGGCATTACGTTCTGCAAGTTGGTTGAGTGTTAATCCGTTGTTGTTCATACAACCTCCCCGAGCACCCAGCGCAGAGCCTCGGCATAATCGCCACTGGCGCCATCAAGGGCTTTAGTGATTTCTTTGCGGGTTTTAAGCCGCGGCTTTGCCTCGCCCAGCACCTGGCGCTGACGGCGTGCTTTTTCATGTCCGGTAGTGCCGGCGGTCGCAGCTTCGATTGCTGCTACTTTTTCGCGCTGCTCTTCCGGCTTCAGCGATGCCAGTTGACGCGCCTGGGTTACGGTGACTGATCCGGACTCTACGGCGTCTTTTACGGCCTGGGTGGCATCAAGCAGAGACAGGGTTGCGCGAACGGTCTGAACACTGATGCCGAACATCAGGGAAAGGTCCTGTTCGTCGTGCCCACGCTCCAGCGCGTCGGCCATTTTTTTCGCCCGACCCAATGGGGTGTCCGCCTGCCGGATTTCGTTTGCGCTGACCATCGCCTGCGCCATACGAACAGCAGAGCCACGTTTAGTTACCGCGGGAACCAGCAGCGGTGATTCACCCAATTCCACCAGGCGCTTATTGGCTTCCAGGGTGTGACGCACGCGCTGGCGACCATCAACTACACAGGCCAGCCCGCTTTCGGGGTCCTTCCAGACGATGATCGGCTCAAGCACACCCTGATCCATGATGTTCAACACCATCGCCTCGTTGATGGGCAGGTGAATACGCTCGTCGTAAAGCGGATGTGCTTTGTCAGTCACCAGGTGAAGATTTTCCGGTTCGAACATCAAAACGTTCGTTTTGCCGCTGGCGCCGTACGCGTCGATTGAGTTCTTAGCCATTTTTAACCTCGTTGTTATTCACCGCCGCTACCCACTTTTCTTCTAGCTGCTGCTTTGCTTTTTTCTTTCCACCAGCCCAGTAACTATGCTGGACGCGGTAATGGTCATACGGGCATTTCAGCGCACCTGAACAGGAACCAAACCGGTAATCTTTCCAGTGAAATTCAGGCTCAGCACCACAGTCAGGGCATTTCTGCAATTTCATTGAGCCACCCCGCGGCATTCCCTCAGGAGGTTTTCAAACATCATTCGGATACGGTTTGCGCAGCCAAATGGCATGTCGTTAAAACGCCAGGTGGTCACTCCGTTACGCAGGCCGCTTTGGGTAATCTGCCCCGCCCCATGCAATTGGCGAAGCTGCCCATTCACAGAGGCCATAGTGCGGCTCAAAGCGTTGGCGATCTCCCGCGTAGTCAAATCAGGGTTTGCCCTGAGGAATTCGAGAGCCGTAATTTCATTGCGATATTTGGTTTTCTGAGATTTCTTTTTCATCAAAAATCCTTAGCCCCGAAAACCTTTCGGGATGTTGGTATCAGGTTTGCTCACACCAAATGAGCCATTGGTTGACAGGTTTACCGGGCATAGCTTCAGAACCAGCTCAGGCCATTTACGGTGAAGTGTCGGCATGTCCTGAACCTTCCCGCACCACCACTGGTCACGCTGAATGCGCTCAATCATGGTGCGGATTTGGTCGTAGCTGCAGCCGTGTTCCTGGCGCAGCAAACGAACTTCTTGCGCCCAGCGAACAAAATTTGGTTCTCTCGGTTTTGCCAGACAGCCGTCGAACTCGGCGGCGCGTTCGTACATCTCGATGATGGTCGACCAGAACCACATCGCGAGATCGAAGTCATCATCGGTAGCCAGATTGCTGTCTTCGGTGGCATCCGGGATATTCACTTCGGGGAGGACTGTTTTCTGAGTCGATTCAGAAAAGTTATCCACAGGAGAAATCTCTCCCGCGTGGTTTTTATGATCTGTATGTAGTGATCTGTTTTTAAGATCTGTATAGAGAATGGATTCGGCTTGAGAGCCGTTTCCAGGATTCGGCTCTTGGGCCGTTTCCATTCGGCTCTTGGGCCGAATGCATTCGGCTTGAGAGCCGTTTCCATTACTTTCAATAACTTGCTTCGATTCGGCTCTTGAGCCGTTTCCATTCGGCTTAAGAGCCGAATCCAACTGTTTCAATGACTTACTTGAATTCCCCTCTTGCGGGAATATTTTGGAGATGAGCGCTTCCTGATCGACGCGGTAATGCTTCTTCGGCGTGCCGTTTACCTGCCGAAGCTCTTCCTCAATAACGCCCGATAAGTACTGATCAGTGATTTTGAACATGGCCTTTCTGACCACATCACCATCTTTAGCGCGAATCTCTTTCGCAAGCGCTGCATGCTCTTTGTAAAACCAGCCATCGTCCAGGCTCGACTTACCCGACCAGAACACCAGCTGATTGAGAATGGCGGCCAGCAAATGCTGCTGCCTGTCCCCTGCAAAAAAATCCAGATACGGTCCAGGGATAGTGATGCAGTTCCCCTGCCCTGACATGGCCTGAACAATGTCAAACACCTGATTGCTCATACCGAAACCTCATTGTATTTCCGTAAAAACTCACGTAACCCCATCCAGCACGCTGTCCCGCACGCTGCCCGGTATGAAACGTCTTTCTCAGTAGCGTTGATTACCGTCACCATATGGCCCCTGCGTCTGTGCTTGAACCGCGCTCCCGCTTTAGGGATACCATTCGATGCACTGTCACCTTCGGACGGCGTATAGGCTGGGTAAGCCCTTTTCAGGCGGGCGATCAATTCAGCAGCAGACCGGTTGCACATAGTCACCTCCGGGATCAGTGGTACTTCGGCACTTCAACAACACAGGGTTGGTATGCCTTGCTGTATATGGACTCGATAGCGTCGTCATGCGCATCAATCGCAGTTCCGATGGCATACTGAGCCGCAAGCAATGCACGGCGCTCAATCGTGTCGTAGATGCTTAGGCGGTGTCGGATATCCCGCGGGAGAACGCGTAAGATAGACGGCAGTAACAGGCGAATTTTTCCGCGCTGCTGTTCTGTTTCACCCTTCAACCAGCGATGGAAAATGTTCTGCTGATTGCTCCAGGTTTTACCAGGCTGCAGCCGCAGCTGGTCGCCACCAATACGCGCATACTCCTCAGCGATAGCATTTGCTGCGAACGCCTGGCCGACTTCAGCAGCCCAGGCAAGCAAAACCATTTCGATATGTTCGTGTTTGATTTCCATCAATCAGTCTCCTTCTGACGTTTAGTGATAATTTCTTCCGTAAGCCCGCTTAATGCGGTTGGATGCAGATCGGGGCGAAGCTCATGTGGAGTTACAACCCAACCGCCCATGCGACAAAGGGGAATGACTCGCTCACTGGGAACGCTATTTCTAGCGATCCAATTAGCTACTGATTGGCTGGATTTGAAATTGAACATCCGAGCGACATAGGAGACGTTCCCTATTGCTCTGACGGCCTTTTCTGTGATGTTTTTATATGGTGTAAGCATTCTTACCTCCTGTGAGTTGGTAAGTAGAGAATACTACACAAAGTAGACAATGCAACTACTTAAAATAGAAATGACTAAAAACTTTCTCTGCCGTAATCTTCTACCTATGGTAGAAAAAACGAATAAGCATCAAGACTTCGCGGACCGGCTTAACCTTGAGATGGGTAAAAAAAACCTATCAGTTAAGCAGTTGAGCCAGGCGGGACAAGTCACCTATGAGATGGCCCGGCGTTACACGCTGGGTACGGCAAAGCCACGCGATGAAAAGTTGATACGGATCGCTGAATGGCTGAACGTACCGCCGGCGTGGCTCGACTACGGGGGAGATGAGAAAAACATTTCTACAACCGAGCCAGTTTTCACCGGACAGGTAGAATCTGCAGAAAGTGAGCAAGAATTTTCAAACTTGAGTGAAAGTGAGAAGCGACTGATCAGAGTCTTCCGTCAGTTCCCTGACGTTGAAGCGAATAACATGCTCCTCGCTTTTGAGGTTAGGTATAAGAAACTACTTGAGTTTTATAGCGAATACGCCGACCCAGACCAAAAATAACCTATCTGACCCACACCCCATAAACCCAGCAATGCTGGGTTTTTTTACGCCCCAACAAGCCTGATAACAACTTAAAGTAGATATTTATTTCTACTTTTGGTGTTGACCAATCTACTTTTCGTAGTATTCTCTACTTATCGACACAACGGTGCGATAGGTTAAACGTTCGGTTGGCCGCCATAAGGCTAAAAATCAACAGGCTTTGCAATGCGGTGAATGCGGCTATGCGCACGCGGTTCAGTTAAATCGGTACAACAACGGTCATTCATGTTGTGGGGAAAAAGCAGGCCGGTACCAGTTGTTAACTGGCTGGTATCACCGGGAGGCACCCGGCACTGCATTGCAAGGTCTGTTGGTACTCAAATTCACATGAGAGTGAGGGGTAGCAAATGATCCGCGAACATGAAGTACCTGCGTGGCACCGGTTCTGCATAAAGGTTGCTCTGCTTGTGGTTGCAGTCGCATGGGTAAGCTTTGAATTTTGCTGGGGTGCCTCATGAGCAAAAATGGCATTCGTTCCCTGGTTATCGCGCTGGCCATCGGATTGGTTTTCTGGGGCGGGCTGGCTGTCGAAATTATGTATATCAAAGGGGTGTTCAATGGCTAGTTTACCGAAACACAATCCTCAGGTGCTGGCAGCTCAAAGTAAGCTCGCTATTGCGCAATATATTGGTAACGGCGGAATGTGGGCTCAAGCCATGGCGTCAATGAAAGATATTCACGAGACAGCAAAGCACGAAGAAGACCGGATGTTTTGCGGTCGTGTAGATATGCTATCAGACCTTAATTTTCGTGATGTCGCTTTAAATTATGACATGTACGGAGATTTAATTTTCGTCAATGCTGATTCGCTTACCGCTCAATATAAAGTTAATACCGAAGTTACGTTTTAATACCAACTAATTTAATTAATGCCTTAAACGGCAGGCATCCACACACCTTAACACAGGAATAAATATGGAAACCGAAACTCATAACTGCTATGGCTGCGGCGGCTCCTTCGCACGCCAAGAACTTCAATACCGCCCTTCTGGTAAAGGTGCATATCGGAAAGAAAGATATTTCTGTCCAGCATGCAACGAGAAAGAGAAGCAGAAAAAAATTCTGGCTAACTCTATATCTACGTTTCGTAAATCTTTGCCTTCACAACCGGGCTACATGAGCCATAAACGCTGGTAGGTGGCAATTGATAATAACATCTAACCGCATCCCTCTACATATCAATGAAAGGGCCTCACAGGTTCTGGGCTTGTATGACAGCGGAAATATAAAGCCATGTCGAATCAAATGCGGGAATTTAAGTTTAAAGCTCGGCAGGAAATGGCGCTTGTTATCCAGAAATAATGGAAATTGCTGGGAGGTAATGAGCCATGAAAAATATAACCAAATTAAAGACAGGAGATAACCATCATGAAAGTTGAGTTCAACGATCAGGGAGCAACCGCGACCGCCACTATCACCAGTACGGTATTCGAGTTCCGACGTCATAATCGCGCAGTCGAAACAACGTTATTCCTTTCTCCTGGCGTTCGTGCCAGCAGGAGCGGCTTCTTTATCTTGAAAACGGTGATATCTGGCAAAGTCATTCATGTACTACGTGCGTACAAAACGCTTCAGGCGGAGGCTATACGATGAGCAACCAAAACAGAGAATTAACCCTAGAGGCGTTTCGTGCAGAGATTAAAGCTCAGGACGTTGATCCACTGGATTACGCGTTTATCTGTCCCGCATGTAACACCGTTCAAAGTGCACGGTGGTTGATTACCGCTGGAGCCGGGAAAGACTTTGAAGAGGTGCAGGGTGTACTGGGATTTTCCTGCGTTGGTCGCTTCACGGGTGCTGGTAGTGGCCGTATTGAAGGTAAAGGCTGTAACTGGACGTGCGGCGGTTTATTTCAGATCCACAAGCTGACCGTGATCACCCCGGACGAAAAGAAACACCCTCATTTTGAAGTTGCAAGCCAGCAGCAAGCACACGAGTTACGCATAAAACTGGAGGCGCGCCATGTGCCAGGCGCTAATTCTTAAATACTCAAACGCCGACCCTGAGCAGCTGCTTGGCGTCATCCCTCTGGAAGAGGTTGCCGAACTGATGCGGCTACGGATCCATCAGCAGGTTCAGAATGAGGTCGAGTCCGAACTGATGGACCGTGTTGCAACCGCGGAGGATGAAGCCAGTGAGGCAGAAGGACGCGCAGACGACTGGCAGCAGGATGCGGAATGGCTGTACCAGTCCATCAAGGAAGCCTTAGATCAGGACTGGGAAACCGCGAAAGAAACACTCAGAAGTGCGCTTAATAATTCACAAGCAGGTTAATTCAGTTCAAACAATGCGACAGCACACTGCATGATTTCCAATAATCAACATTAAGCCGGGACACTGATTATAGTTTCCCGGCCATGAGGTTATTTATGGCCGATATTGCTCAAGAAGATGAATGGGTAATGGAAAAAGGAATTGTAGCGAAGATGTATATGACTCCTCGGCAAATTAAATCCTACCGGGAAGGAAGGTGGGTAGAAGGTGTTCATTACAAGAAGCACTCCCCTAACCCTCAAGCCACTGAAGGAAGGGCAATACTTCTCTACAACTATACAAAAATTAACAGGCTTGTTGGAGATGCGTGATGGATATGCCTGTTGGCGTGGAAGTTCATGGGAAAGGAATCAGAATTAGCTTTTTGTATCGCGGAGTGCGTTGCAGAGAGGTTTTGAGGGGATGGGCTCCATCAAATAGTAATATCCGAAAAGCAGGTAATCTTCGTGCATTAATTGTCAGTGAAATACAGTCAGGGAATTTTAATTATGCCAAGCACTTCCCTGACTCTAAAGCCATACAAAAATTCACAACTACGCAAATGATCCGCACGTATGGCGAGCTGTGCGATACATACCTTAAAGCAAAGAAGCTTGAAGTATCCTTAGCGTCATATCGCGGTATAGCCTCCAGATTAGAAACCCTGAAGACCGTGGTCGGAAGCAATACCCATATTGCAGACATTCAGCATAGTGACCTGCTGAATTATCGGAATCAGCTACTGACCGGCGATTCAGTATCACCACACTCCCCCTGGCTTAATAAAACAGGGCGGGCAGTATCCACTGTTAACGGGCTGATGAACACGCTAACGGAGATGCTTAAGCTGGCTCAACGCAGTAACTTCATAAGCCACACACCACATGAAGGTTTAAAAATGCTGAAGCGGTCGCGTAAAGAACCGGATCCGCTACTGCATGACGAATACTACGCCTTCATTCAAGCGCTGCCACCTCCTGCAGCATTGTTATGGACAGTAGCAATCCACACGGGACTTCGTCACGGCGAACTGTCAGCACTTGCATGGGAAGATGTAGATCTCGAACGAGGAGAGATCCACGTTTGTAGAAACAAAACCAACGAAGGGCTATTCGTCCCACCTAAAACTGATGCTGGTAATCGGACGGTCACCCTTTTGCAGCCTGCAGTGGATGCGCTTCGGCTTCAGTTCCAGAAAACGGGGGCACTCCGCAAAACAGAAATCACGTTCAACCACCGGGAATATGGTTTAACTGAGCAGCAGAATTTACGGTTTGTCTTTATCCCGGACGCTCGTTCCCGGACAAAGGCCACTAGTTTCAGCAAGTCCTCCCTGGGTTACAGTTGGGACGCCGGTTTAAAGAAAGCCGGCATAAGAGCTCGCCGGCCTTATCAGTCGAGGCATACATTCGCCTGCTGGTTATTAACTGCGGGTGCGAACCCGTCATTCATTGCCAGCCAGCTCGGGCACGAAAATGCCAAGATGGTTTATGAGATTTACTCAAAATGGATCGGAGGGATGGACCGCAACCAGGTAGAGCTGCTGAACAGCACTTTGCCAACCGCGGTGCCCCATGGGTGCCCCAAAGAAAAAATTAAGAAAATTAATTTCAAGTAGTTCAATAAGATGCGGTTAAGCTGGATAATATGCATGTATTTATGGCAGTACTGGGAACAATTCTGTTCTTTGGTTT